TCAAGAAGGCCAACCGTTCAACCCGCCGACCTGTCCCGAAAGGAAAGATCCCATCATGACCAGCCCCCTCCTCTCCGTCCTCGCCGAGGAAATCACCCAGACCCGTGGCGTGATGGCCTCGGCGACCGAGCTCATCAACGGCTTCGCCCAGCGCATCGCCGACGCCATTACGGCCGCACTCGTGAACGGCGCCACCGAGGCTGAGCTCGAGCCCTTCCGACAGCTCGAGGTCGAGCTCGAGGAGAGCCGGAACGCTCTGGCCGCTGCTGTCGCCGCGAACCCGCGGTAAACAGCCGGGCAGGCCCTTTCCGCAAAGCGAGCGCGCGGTCAGACTGCGCGCTCGCTCGTTTCCTATCCCATGCCCTGAAGGAGATTCTGACCAATGGCTCTAGAAAAGCTCTGCCTTGAGGCTCTCGTCAAGATGGACGACGGCCGAATCCGAGAAGCGTTCGAGCAAGCCCTGAAGCGTTGCGAGGACGACTGCCGAGACCGGCCGATGCTCAAGAAGGATCGGACCGTGACGTTGGAGGCGAAGATCGTGCCCGTCGCTGATGAGGAGGGCGCGCTAGTCGAGTGCCTCCTACAGCTCCAGGTGAAGGACCAGCGCCCGGTGCGCTCCTCCAAGGTCTACCACATGAGCGCGGCTCGTCAGGGCCTGTGGCTCAACGAGCTCTCGCCTGACGACGCACGTCAGATGACCATCGACGGCCCCGAGCTCCAGGCTGTGCCCGAGAAGGAGGTGGCCGATGCTCGCTGAAGCCATCGCCAAGATCGTCTCGCTTGCCCCCAACATCGCCGAGCTCGAGGTGCTGCGCATTCCCGAGCTTCCGCGCAAGGTGTTCGTCCGCAGCCCGGGAGGCGAGGTCAGGGAGTTCGAGCGCGAGCCCACGCCACGCCACGCGAACATCGACAGCCTCGAGGATCTCATCGCAGCGCTCGTGGATCGGGCCATCGCCCAAGATCCGGAGGTCTACCACACCGCCAACGCCGTGATTGTCCTACTCGATCGCACGCAACGACACGAGCAGATCGGCATGCCCCTGTTTTTCAGCCAGAGATTCTCCTGGCTCATGGGCACGGATTACCGGTCAGGCTCTCCGCGCGAGATCGTGAAAGCTCTCCAGCGCGGCCTTGGATCGTCCGCGCCCTTTCCGGTGGTGGACGCCATCCGGCGCGTCAACTTCACCCGCACGAACGCGGGCGCCTCAGTCGTCGAGCACGGCAAGGAGTCGCTCGGCCGTTCCGTGGAGGCTGTCGTCCAGCAGGCCGACAAGATCCCGGAGCGCTTCGTGGTGCGCGTCCCGGTCTACTCGAACCCGGGCCTCCAGGCCTTCCAGGCCGATGTCTGGATGGGCCTCTACCTCGACCTCGAGGGGCAAGCCATCGAGATCTGGCCCGAGCCCGACGCGATTCAGGCTGCCATCCAGACCGCCCAGGCTCGTCTCCACGAGGCCCTCGTGGCGGCCGAGTTCTGGCCCAACCCCGGGCCCGCACCGGTCTTCTACGGCACCCCCTGAGCCATTGAAGCCCGAGGGCCCAGGGCGCAGACTGGCCCAGGCAATCTCCAAGGCCCGGCCGACTCTTCCACACCGGATACGGCTGGGCCCCTCACCTCCTCCCTCCCGCGGAAAGGTCCGCCATGGCACACGAGAAGAACTGGGTTCCAGGGCCACCGACGATGAAGAAGAACCTCCCCGGCATCAAGATTCCGAAGAGCGCCGAAGGCACCTCGTTCCGGCGCAACGCCGGAGGGAAGCCGTCCACCGTGGGGGGCGGCACGATCAAGAAGAGCGGCGCGCTCTCCTACGGGAATGGCAAGCCCCGCTCGAGCTCCGGCGGCGCACGCGGCTCGACCCGCCACTTCGGCGAGTCGGTGGGCAACTCGGGCGGGCCCGGCTGGCGCGGCCCGAGCGGGCCCATGAGCTCGATGGGCTTCCGCGAGAAGGCGTAGGGCTCCCCATGCGCACGCAGAAGGGCGGCCTCGCGCGCTTCAAGCGCCAGGCCAGGTACGGGGTTGCCAACCAGGCGCGCTACGAGGCCGAGCAGGCCGCGCAGCGTGAGGCCATGCAGGAGCGTCTCGCCTCGCAGCGGCGCGAGCGTCAGGCGCGGATCAAGAAGCCCAAGCAGGTCGAGAGGGGCATGAACGCGGGCACGATGGGCCGCTCTCGCCTGTAGGGAGCCCATGCTCGTAGCTGCCCGCCGGGCCTCCGACATGCTGGAGGAGGAGATCCGCCCCGCGGAGGAGTGGATCGAGGGCTTCTTCCAGGACTGGGATCAGCGCATGGCGCGCTACCACGGTCCAGGCTGGCGCGGCTATCAGGCGGGCCTCACGGCCGACGGCGACGGCGAGGAGTACGACCCCGAGAACTTCGCCTACGAATGGATGAGCCTGCGGGCGGCGCAGCTCGTCCTCGGGAACCCACGCTGCCGCTGCTCGACGACCCGCTCCGGGCCAGAGCGCGAGATGGTGAAGGCGCACCAGCTCGCCCTTAACCGCTGGATCCGTGAGAGCGAGATGCGCACGCTCAACGAGAAGCTGGTCGCGGACTACGGCTTCCACCGCGCGATCTGCCTGACGCTCCCGAACCAGGACGATCAGTACTCGGATCTCGACGACCCGCAGGGCTGGCCCAGCGCGAAGCGTGTCTCGCCCAGGCGCTACGTGTACGACGTGCGCGCGATCGAGAAAGAGGAGGAGCTATGGCGCGGCCACAAGACCATCCACCAGAAGCACGAGCTCCTGGAGCGCGCCAAGGAGAGTCCCGAGGAGCACTGGGACGAGAAGGCCATCGAGGGGCTGACCGAGGAGTACATGGTCGACCAGATGCGCGGCAAGGGCCGCGGGCGCGAGGGCTCAGCGCGCCGGCACGAAATCGTGCTCTACAACATCTGGATGAGGAACTACAAGCCCACCAAGGCGGACCGGAAGCGCCATGGTGATGAGGCCTGGGACCGCGAGCTGCGCTTCGGCGCGTGGCTGACGCTCGGGGTGGTCGACGTCGGGGAAGGGAAATCCAAGTCGGGTTGGGTGCGTGCGCCCTACCCCTACTGGGGTCACCAGCGCGGTCCCTACGTCGTGATCGACGCCATTCCGATCCCGGACGAGTCGGTGGGCCTTGCCCAGATCTCCGCGGTCGCGGAGCAGAGCCGCGAGCTCAACGTGCAGGCGCGAGCGCTCTCGCGCGCCATGCGCAAGTACAAGAAGGGCATCCTGGTCGATGCCTCCGATCCGGAGTTCGAGGAGAAGATCAAGGACTTCGAGGATCACTTCGTGGTGGGTCTCGACGGGCTCGACGACATCGACAAGAAGGTGAAGGAGATCGAGCTCGGGGGCGCGACTCAGCAACACCTCGTGCACCTGGACGTCTCGCGGGATCGCCTCAACCGAAACGGCGGCATCACCGACATCGAGCGCGGCCAGACCCAAGCGGGGGTCACGGCGACGGCCGACAAGCTGGCTGAGGAGGCGAGTGCGACCAAGGTTGGATTCGATGCCGTCAAGTTCATCGAGGGGATCCGGCACATCCTCGAGAACATCAGCGTCTACCTGGCGCTCGACGACACGCGGACAAGCCTCGGCACGGAGGGCGCGCGCGTGTTGCGCGACCCCGAGACGGGCAAGCCGGTGGAGGAGGCCGTCTACGTGGGCGGCATCAGCTCGAAGGCGGAGGCGCGCTGGTTTCGGGCGCTCTCGCTCGAGATCGAACCCTACTCGATGGGCTCGACCAGCGAGATGCTGGAGCAGCAGCGCACGCTCCAGCTCATCAACCTGATCGCGGTTGTCCTGCCCATGATGGCCCAGTACCCATTCATGCTCTGGGATGAGTTCCTGGAGACGATCGGGGAGATGATGCACACGCCCAACCTCTCGGACTACTTCGATCCCGATGGGCTGAAGCAGTACCAGGCCCTGATGCTCCAAGGGCAGCAGATCGAGGCGAAGCAGGGCATGGGGATACCGCAGGCTCGCCTCTCGCGTGACGTCTCGATGCTCCTCGGTGGCCGGCAGGCGCTCCCGAGGAATGGCAACCTCGTCTCAGCCTTCCAGGCCTCCCAGCGGCGCGTTGCGCAGTGACCGATCCGCTCGATCTCTGCGCGCTATGCGGCGAGTCAACGGAGTCGAGCCCTTGGATCGTTCTCAATCGCTGGATCATCGGGACAGGGGTCGGTAGGGCGATGGTGGAAGCCCTGAACAAGGACGGTGAGTACCTGTGGGAAATGCTCCCTGAAGGAGCCGCTCAGGATGAGTTCGCCTCCGGCCGAGTACTTCACTGGCCGATCTGCGCAACCCAGTGGATTGATGCGAAGATGGCCGAGACCGCAGTGGAGCTTCGTCAGTGACCCATAGGCTCTACGCCTACGCCCATCCTCTCGATCCAGAGGCGAAGGTCTACCGCTGGTTCCCGAAGGACGGGGCCCCGGCCACGGTGCTCGAGCAGGACGTCGACTTCGAGCTCGTACCGGACAAACCGCGGGACACCACCCAGGCCTTCAAGTGCATCCGCGAGGGCTTCAGGTCCATCTCCTTGCCCCGTTGGTGGCCCTACGCGAGGTACCACGACAAGGGCGGGGCGTGCGTGTTCGAGAACGAGACCGAGGCGCTCGAGGCCGTGAAGCGCGCCAGGGACGCTGGCGAACCCGTCAGTTGGGATCGCTGACCCTCTCCCGCTCTTGACCGTCCCCAGGTAGGCTCCAGCTCCTATGAACTTCCGCCCCGTCGGTTCGCGCGTGAAGGTGAAGCTCATCTCCAACGAGACGCTCAGCCAGGGCGGCATCATCGTCCCGGGCATCGAGCTCGTGGCCGCGATGGAGAAGAAGGACGAGGGCGGCAGCCCGAACGAGAAGAAGTATCTCCAGCTCGTCGAGGTGCTCGACGTTGGGGATGGCCGCCTTGACCCGTCGACTGGTGGCTATCGCGGCAGTCGCTTCAAGAAGGGCCAGCGCTGCCTGATGCGCGTAGGCCTCTCAGCTCAGGTGCACATCGACCACATCCCGGGGCGCGTGAACGAAGCCCTGGTCCTCGAGGACGTGCTCGTCGCCGTCGAGGAAGAGGCGCGCGTGCCCGCGCCCATGAGACTCGCTCCCACCAGCTAGGGCGCGGAGAGTTGTTCCTGCTCAGCCAGACCAAGGACCAATCCCATGCCGCAACCGAAACCTCTCCCTGACCATTCCCAGCAAAGCCGTCACCGCAACAAGTACGAGGTGACGCTCGCTCGCCTTGCCTCGATGTCGCCCGCCGAGCTGCGCACGCTCGGAGCCCAGCTCCAGGCCCACGAGGGCGGCGAGTACATCATGAAGCTGATCCTCGGCGGGTACGAGGCGTACACGAAGGCTCCGAAGGCGTGAAGCCCCGTGGTGACAAGCTCATCAACCGGGTGGCTGCAACCGGCCCCTGCAACTACCTCTTCCAGGGCCGCTTCTGGCTCCTCGAGCCCGGCAAGGTCTACGGCACGCGGCTGGACAAGGCGACGGGCGTGCGCAGGATCGTCGTTCTGGTGAGCTGATGGCCGCGCCAGAGCCACCACCCGCGGCGTAGGCTCTTGCCAGGGCCCCTGGCGGCTGTGTAGACCGTTGGCCCATGCCCAAGGTCAAGAATCGCACAGGTGCGCCCCAGGGGCGCCAGAACGGCCGAAGCGTAGACCAGGCGGTGAGCGACCTCGGGAGGCTCGCCTCAGACGATCGCGGCTCCCAGCGCGACCTTGTTCCCCGTGGAACACCGCTCGAGGACGACGCCGAGCGCCAGGAGCGCCGAGACGGGCCCGACGCCGACGTCTACGAGAAGATCATGGGCAAGAAGGCTCCAGGCGCGCGCAAGCAGATGCAGCAGCGCGATGAGCGCCGGCCGGGACTCGAGCTCGATGAGGAGGAAGATGAGCTCGATGAGGAAGAGGAGACAGAAGAGATCAACGCCCGGGACGCCGAGGATGACCTCGAAGGCCCGGACGAGGACGATGACGCTGGGGATGCCGAGGCCCCTCGCGTCACGAAGAAGCAGCTCGAGAAGGCGCGTAACGCCCTTCGTCGAGCTGGTGCCCCGGCCTGGGCGTTCGATGAGGAACCCGAGAGGGTCCTCGAGCTGGCGCGTTCCTACTCCGGCTACCAGTCGAATGCCGATCGTGCTCTACAGTCGAAAGACGAGACCATTCGCGCCTTGTCGTCCGCCCTGAGCGGTGGCGGCAAGGGCAAGCAAGCGGGTGCAGCAGGCGAGAACCCCGAGACAGAGACTCCCTCGGAGGAAGACCTCGTCCGTGCTGCTGAAGGACTCGCTCGCTCGATGGGCGTCGAAGCCGACGAGGGCACGAAGAAAGCCCTGGTGGAGTTTGGCCGTGCGGCGCGCAAGGGCGCGGGCTCGTCTGCTGAGAAGCAGGAGCTCGATCGCCTTCGTGGCACCGTCGCGGACATGCTCATCGACCAGGGCATCCGCGGTGTCAGGCGTCGCTACGCCGAACACCTGTCCGACCCTGACGCACGCCAGCGACTCCGGAAGCGCATGGTCGCACTCGACTCCGAAGGCGGATTCGGGAGCGACATCGGCCGGCTCGCTCGCGAGGCAGCGCGCTCCCTGTGGGGCGATCCTGCGCGCGCCAAGGAAGGACGAGCACGCGCTCGCAAGAGCGGTGCACCTGTGACGTCATCGAGGCGTGAAGAGCGCCGGTCGAAAGGGCCCGAGGTGGGGACCGAGGACCACGACCGCGCTGTTTTCAGGGCGATCACCAAGGGTGAACGCTCGCGCTTCGCTGTGCGCCGCTAGGAGCTACTTCAGCTCTCACAACTCGCTTCGTTCCCCAATCCCCGAAAGGAGGACGTGGTACTACCATGTCTTCAGGAGTCGCGCTCGCCAACTTCCTCGACTTCGTCGAGGGAACCACGAGCACCTACATCAACGGCCCGATGGGCCTGGTGATGGAGGCTGTCAAGAATACCTACTGGTTCGGTCGGCTCATCCAGGGCCAGCGGGCCAAGAAGAAGATGATCTCGGGCGGAGCCAACCTCCGTCACTCGACGATCTTCCAGGACTCGGGCTCGCTCGAGACCTACCTGCCCGGTGCCTCGCACCAGTGGCAGAACGTGCAGCGTCTGCAACGAGTCCAGGTCGAGTGGCGCTACGCCATGGCACACATGTCCTGGGTCGAGCAGGAGATCATCAACAACGAGATCGTGGCGTATGGAGACGACGAGGCTCGCTTCTGCGAGTTCGTCAACATCCGGAACGAGAAGGAAACGATCTGCTGGGCGTCGATCTGGAACGGTCTCGAAAACCTGCTGTGGCAGGTGCCTTTCCCGGAAGACATGGAGAGCGCGGACGGCACCGAGCCGTTCTCGATTCCGTTCCACATCAACGAGGACACGAGCGGCCTCTTCAATCCCCGCACCGTCGCTGCCTTCACCACCAAGCAGGGCCTCTCGCCGACAGCGGCAGCGGTTGCTGGGCGGTATCAGCCGCAAGTGGCGACCTACAGCTCCGCTGGCGTCGGCGTCACCGACAACAACATTGTGGTGGCCTTCGACAACATGTCGGAGCTCCTCACCTACGAGCAGCCTCCGACCATGCAGCAGTACTGGGAAGATCCCCGGTACAACAAGCAGATGATCGTGACGACCCGTCGCGGGCGTGCGATCTACAAAAACCTGCTGCGCCAGTTCCAGGACCACTTCGTGGCTGGACCGCAGGACCCGGCCTACCCGGATCCGCAGTACTTCGGCATCCCGATCCAACGCGCTTCGACCCTCGAAGGGCTGGCGCTCTACGACACGGGAGCGAGCACGCTGGGCGATGAGTTCAACGCCACCAACGATGGCCCGCGGTTCTACTTCCTGAACGCCGAGTACCTGTACCCGGTGTTTCACGCGCGTCGGTACTTCCACAAGTACGAGGTGACCAAGCACCACAACGTGCCTGACACCTGGGTGCTGCCGATCGCGATCTGGTTCAACACCATCTGCACCAGCTATCAGCGACAGGGCATCGTGTCGCCGAGCACCTCGGTCTACACCTCGTAGGGCAAAGGAGAAAACCCAATGTTCCTCATCATGCCCACGGCTTTCGGGGTGGGATTCCAAGTGCCCGACGTGTCGGTCAAGGCGTTCGTCCGTGGTGGTTCGAAGGTGCTCGGCCAGGTGGTCGAGTTCGACTTCGCCAACTCGGACGCCGCGGTGCTCGACAACAACATGGACGGCGGTAGTGACAGTGGCTTCGCCAACGTGATCGCCACCACGGTCCCATCCGCCACCACGCGCAGGAAGATCTACGGCATCGTGGAGGGCCCCGGTGAAGGCAGCCAAGCCGGAGCCGGGACCACCGTCGCGGACGACGCTCTTGCGGTCGTGAAGATGTACGGGCACACCCGTGCCCTGGTCTTCGACGCGACCGGCGCTCTCGCGAAGGACGATGACCTGTTCGTGATCGCTGGGGCTTCCCCGGCGAGCGCCACGGGTCTCGTCGATCGTGACGCGACCTTCGTGGTCGAAGTGGAGTACCCAATCGTCGGGAAGTGCCTCGAAACCGTCGCTGACGCGGATCCCGCGATCCTCGCCAAAATCTGGTTCTGGGGCGGCCTCCCGTTCGGGATCAATCAACTTCAGACCTGACAACTCTCCTGGTGGGGGCTCCGGCGCCATTCCGATCTGGCATGGGAAGCGCCGGGGCCTCGCCAGCTCTCCCTCGCGATGACGCAGAACTCAGTTTTCTTCGATCACATCCGGAGCGTGCTGGGCGACGAGCCCTCGGCCGGAATGAGCGAGGGGGAGTACCTTCGACTAGCGGCTGACTGGTTCTCAGCCGCGCACGCCTGGCAGTTCCTCCAGCGCCCGCTGCGCCTGGATCTCCGTGGAGCGATCTCGATCATAGGCGCCACCTACACCCACGCCACACGGCAACTGGTGAAGGCTGGAGGCTTCACGGACCACACCCACGTCTCCGGCGATCGGCTCGACGCGACTGGTGGGACCGGGGTCGAGCTCAGGAGCTACGAAGTCGCGAGTAAGGCAGATGCCAACACGCTCGTCCTGCACGGCAACGGACTGGGCGTCGCGGCGAACGGAAGCGCCAACGTCGCCTTCAAGCTCCCGAACGACTCAATCGCGCTCCCGAGCGACTTCATGGCCTTCCCGGGCCAGCGCCCGCTGCGCAGCACGAGCGACGTGGTCCGCTCGATCGAGTTCACCACGCGCGACGTGCTGACGGGCAGGCGCGCCTCCTCGGTCGAGGTCGATGGCGGCTGCACCTTCCTCGCGGTCATCACCGAGATGCCGAACCGCGTCACGAAGAACACGGATCCCGTGCTGGAGATCTTCCCCGGGGTCTCAGCGAACCAGAAGGACTCGTTGCGCGGGTACTACCGCGCCCGGCTCGTCATCGACCCAGCGGACGACCAGGCCGTCGTGCCTCTGCCAGCGAACCGCCCTGCGCTCGAGCTCGCGCTCATCAAGGCGTGCCGGGCCTTCGCGCTCGGGCTCGAGGAGGGCGAGGAGATCGGAAAGCCCTCCCTGGAGGAGCTCCTGGCGCGTCTCACGATCTCCGACATCTGGAAGGCGGCGAGGAAGCAGGATGGTCTCCAGCAGCCCACCGTTGGACCACTCCGGGGCGGAGTGGGCGACCGTGGCGGGTACTACAAGCGCAGCCTCGCGTCCGAAGTCGACGGCCCAGTGTGAGCCATGGCTGAAGAAGACGAGTTCGAGCTCCAGATGCCCCTCGGCGGAGTTTCCGACGACCTCGCCTTCAGCCGTCAAGACCTCGGGACGACGCGCGAAGCCTTCAATGCGCGCGGCCAGGACCCGAAGACCGGGCGCGAGCGCGTCTCGCAGCGCTCTGGCCTCACGCTCGCGAACACCGGGCAGCTCGACGGCTCGAACCGCATCCTCGAGATGGCCTCGGTCGTCTTCGACACCCGGAATCTCGAGTACAGCTTCACGGGTGGATCCGAGAGCACAGAGTGGTTCGTCACAGCTCCGAGCAAGGTCTCCGTCCTCCACCTCGCGACCGACAGCCAAGGGAGCCTCTACATCACGGATGGCGCCTCCAGCGTCGCCAAGCTGAACCCAGATGGCGCTCTCGTGTGGCAGCTCCCGCTGCCCATGAAGGACAAGGGCCACTCGATCCGCTTCGTCTACGTGGACGACCTCTTCGACGTCTACGTGGGTGTCTCGGAGGGCATGCGCAGCGAGAAGGGCCAGCTCTGGAAGCTGAAGCAGCTCCCCGATGACGAGATCGAGATCGCGT